GCGGCGAGATAGTGCCGATGGTCTCGGCCTGGGGCGCGACCGAGACGGCGCCAATGGCGACATCAGTGCATTTCCCGATCACGCGCGCCGGCAATATCGGCCTGCCCCCGCCCGGCGCCGAGCTCAAGCTGGTGCCGCACGGCGACAAGCGCACCACGCTGCACCGGCGGCTGCGCTGGTTTGACATGGTGCTCGGCTACGATCCGGTGTCCCTGGCTGCGCTGGAGCCCTACATCCCCGCCAAGGTGCACCGCGGCATCCTGCAGGGCGGGTTCGACGCCGCCACCTGGAAGTACGTGGACCGGGACTGGACCGGCGACAGGTTCGGCTTCATCATGCACGGCGCCCTGAACGACCGGAAGTGCCCCTGGACGTCGATCGAGGCATTCCAGGCGCTCAAGTTCGAGGCCGGGGCCGAGTTCGAGGGAGCCTCACTGGCGCTGCACACCAACGCGCCCGGAAAGCTGTTCCCCGAGCTGAACGCCCCGTTCGCGGCGACCAACATCCGGGTCTTCGTGGACGCTTTCGACCGCCGTACGCTGGACGACTTCTACGCCGCCGGGCACTGCCTGCTGGCGCCCAGCCGCGGTGAGGGCAAGAACCTGCCGGCCCTGGAGTTCCAGGCCACCGGCGGCGTAGTGGCCGCCACCAACTTCGGCGGCCACACCATGTGGATGAACGGCGACTACGCCTATCCCCTGGATTACACCCTGGCTCCGACATTCGCGGACAAGCCCTGGGCGGCGCACGACGCGCGAGTCAGCGTCGAGCACATGAAGGAGGTCATCTGGCATATCTGGACGCACCGTGCTGAGGCCAAGCGCAAGGGCGAGCTGGCCAGCCGGATGATTCCCCAGATGTGCGACTGGTCGGTGGTCATCGAGAACCTGTTCCGCCGCATCGGCGACCAGGTGACCGGCCCCGGTCCCGAGGTTGCCGCGCAGGCGTTCGCGTGCCGCCGTGAGCGCGAGCCTGAGCCGTCCGGCCGTCCCTGGTGACGGTGGAGGAGATCGAGGTCCGCTGTCCGGTTCCGCACAAGCTGCCGGACGGCCACTGCCTGCCGGGAAAGCTGCTGTTCAAGCTGCGGATTTCCGGAGAGCTGCCCAGTTTTGTCCATCCGGACAACCTCATTGAGCTGTCCTGCGAGGACTGCGCGAAGCTGATGCGCCGCCGGGGACGGCAGGTGAGCCGTGTGTTGCACAGGTTCGACCTGACGGGCGCTCTTATCGAGACCCTGACGGACGGGGAAGTGATTTGAATGTAATCTCGCCTCGGAGGTGAGGTTATGTCAGATCGACCATTGAGGCTGGTCGGAAGCGACCAGGAGGAGCTGGACAGTCAGCTCAGCAGCATGACCGGGACTCAGGTAGTGTGCCGGTCCGGGTACCACCAGTTCGAGTTCGATACCTGGGACCCGACTACTCCGGTTCCCAGGTCGGTTACCGTCATGCACGCGGCCGACACCCGCTACAAGTTCCTGAGCCCGTGCACGAGATGCCACGAGGCTACGCGTGTCGTCTACACCCACCCGGGCGGGCGGGTCGACGGCGACATGGAGAGCAGCATCGTCTACGGCAGCGGCTGGCACAAGATTCCCAGCCACCTGCCCCGGACCAAGCGAGTCGTGCGGGCTTACAAGTATCGCATCGGCAAGAAACAGCTGGAGGACGCCCTCGGCCGGGCGGTCACTGTGACGGGCGACGGCGACGACCGCCCGGCAGCGCTCCGGCCCCGGTTCCAGGGGGCGTAATGCAGGAGATCCAGGTCAAGCTGTGGGATGACGTCCACTGGCACGAGGAGCAGGGCCGGGTTCCGTCAGATGAGACTCACTATCTCGAACTGGACGGACGGCGCGTGCGCCTGGACCTGACCAGTGAGCACGGCAAGGAACTGGCATCCCAGGTGTCCCGCTGGCTGGATGCCGGGCGCCCGGAGGGCGAGGAGGCGACAGCCCGGCTCGGGTTCAAGGCCGGGTCCGCTGAGGCCAAGCAGTTCTACGCCAGGCTGCGCGAGTGGGCTGATGCGGAAGACCGCAGTGCCGAGTACAAGATCCGGCACCGGGACGGCTCGACAAGCCTCGGCAATTACAAGTACGGACGGCGGCTGGTTCGCGACTACGAGGCGTACCTGCTGTCCCAGGCCGCGGCGGCCTAGTTGCCCGGCATGCGGTTTGCCCCGGACGGCGTGCACCGGGAGCCGTCGGGAGACCAGCGGCCGGCTCAGTGGTATGTCATCTGGCTGGGCAAGCCGCATGCGGAGGGCAGCGTCATCCTCGGGCGCGCCAAGCGCCTGCGCCGGCACCTGCACTACCGGGCGTTCCCGGAGGATGGCAGTGCCTGCCGGGAGATCAAGGGCCTGGTAGCCGCGCAGGAGTGGCTGCTGGCACATCACCGGGAGCGGACGCCTGCGCCCGATTAGCGGAGCATGCACGCGCTGCTGGAGTTCGTGAAGAACTTCCGGATCACCGGCTGGGGCTGGTACTGGATCATCTGGTTCTTCGGCGGGTTCGGCATCCCCGAGGCTATCGGCCTGATAGTCAACACTCAGGACACCTTGTCCTGGCAGTTCTGGGGGCTGGAGCAGATCAGCTTCAGCCACCCGTTCGACTTTGCCCGGTGGACTCCCGTGCACTGGATACTCGGCCTGGTAATCCTGGGCTTCGTCCTGTGGCTTGGAGCACACCTGATTTTCGGCATCTGGCGCTGACGCAGCAGGCTCCGATCGGAAAGGTAGGCCCGGACCGCGGGCTGTTCCCCGATGCCGGGAGGGCCGCATGCTGCGCCAGGCTGGTAAGTACGGACGCAGGCCGATGGACCGCCGCCGCAGGCGGCTGACGCTGGAGCGCTACCTGGACCCGCGGACGCCGCTGCGGTGCGGCGGCCTGCCGGTGGTGGCCCTCACCCAGGACGTGGACCGCGCCAGCGCGGTCGGCAGCTGGCCCATGTACCTCAATGACCAGCTTGGCGACTGCACCATCGCGGCGATGGGCCACATGTACGGCGCCTGGTCGCAGTACGCGACTGCCAGCGAGGCGCTGTTTGCCGACAGCACGATCGAGGGCACCTACTCGCGCGTCGGCGGCTACGTGCCCGGGGACCCGAGCACCGACGGCGGCTGCGTCATGCAGGCAGTGCTGCACGACCAGAAGATCCACGGCATGGCAGACACCAGCGGGCGGGTGCACAAGGTGGCCGGCTACGCGGCGCTCGGCAACCCGGCCGATGAGGAGCTGCTCGGCCAGGTGCTGGACGTGTTCGGCTCGGTGTACGTCGGCATCAACGTGCAGCAGGCGATGGAGGAGGAGTTCTCCCGGGGCCTGCCGTGGGGCTGGGACCCGGGCGCGCCGACCATCGGCGGGCACGCCATCTGCCTGCAACGGCGGCTCGGTGCCGGGGACGCGCCGCTGGAGTACGTCACCTGGGGCGCGCTGCAGCCCGCTACGTTCGCCTTCCAGGCGGGAGCGGCGGAGGAGGCGTGGGCAGTGGTGACCGAGGACTGGCTGAACGCCAACGGCACCACGGTGGAGGGGCTGGACCTCCAGCAGCTTCTGGCTGACATGCGGTACGTCTGATCATCTTCACCCTGGAGGCTGTCCGTGCCTGCCGGCGACCTGATCGCCATCCTGGCCGCGGTGGCCGTGGTCCTGGTCACTGCGGTTTCCGGCATCTCTGTCTACCTGTCCAGCCGGCGCGGCGCGAGCGGCAAGGTGGACACGACGGAGGCGTCGGTGCTGTGGCAGCAGGCGCAGGACATGCGATCCATGCTCATCACGGAGAAAACCAGGGCTGAGCAGCAGCGGGACCGGCTCATCACTGCGTACACCGAGAAGATCGTCCCGGTGCTGTCTGAGGTCAATAACGCGGTTATTGACCTCGCGGAGACCACATCTGAGATCCTGGACATCGTGCGCCGGAGCAGTGCTTCCCCGGAGGGAGGCGGCCGTGCGGGTTCCCAGGATTCGCCGTCGTATGTTCGCCCGGACTGAGGAGGGCCACCGGCTGGCCATGGCGGGGCTGGACGCGAAAGACCGTGAGATAGACGCCTTGCTGCTTAATGCCGAAGTTCTCGTTGACGAGTTCCGGGATGCGCTGGGCCGGGCCGCGGAGGCGCTGCGCAGCGGGGGAGAGGATGACGGTGACGGAGGACAGCGGACTGCCTGGCCCGGACGCGGTGCTGGCCCGTCTTGACATGCTTACTGAGTCGCTCGGCGTTGTGGCGACTCAGCTGGGGCGCGTATCGGAATTGTTCACCAGGACCCGGCGCCAGGGTATCCGGATCGTCGCCGGGCTGGCTGTCTCTTTTGTCATGGACGTAGTGCTCACCATTGTGGTGGCTCTCCTGTCGGTGTCGTCGCTGAGCCAGGCATCCGCCATCCACGTGTCTCAGCTGACCGCTTGCTCGATAGGCAACGAGTCCCGCGTTGCGCAGATCCAGTTGTGGGGCTATGTCCTCCAGCTGGCCGGGTCGCCGAAGACGCCAGCCGAGGAAGAGAGGGACAGGAAGTTCCTCGCTTACGTGAACAGGACGTTCGCGCCGGTCAACTGCGCACAGCTCTACAAGTAGCGCCGCCGATTAGACCTGCGAGACCAGCGGTCGACGCAGGAGGGCACCTGACCCATGGCAACGCTGAGCAACTCTTTCGCGGGCACCCCGTTTGAGGGCTTTTCCCTCAGCCACGCCGCCATCCTGAACGGGACGACCGGCGCTGAGGGGGCGACCGTCTACGGCGTCCGCAACGGCACGATCTCCACTGACCAGGGAAACTTCGAGAACACGGGCGATGACGTCGTTCTCTCGGAGCACTTCTGGATCAACTTCGCAAACGTGACGATCGAGGAAGGCTACATTCCTTTCTCGACAATCTCGTACATCACGGGCACTCAGGTCACTTCGTCGGGTGCCGCGGGCGCCGACTACTACGCGATCCCGCTGTGGACCCTGGCGTCCATGAACCAGGTCACCCAGCCGCTGGCGA